ACCTCCTCCAAATTCTCCGAGTCCAACCATATCAAGTGCTACTTGAACTCCATTACCGAGAATATTTGCAGTCCCTTGAGTAAGTTTTTGACCTGTTGTTAAAGTAGGATCAGCAAAAGCAGCTCCTACTGGTTTAACAGTAGTAACAGGATTTCCATATTTGTCATAAACTGGTACACCTTCATCTAAAAGAGATTTTGATTTCATCGCCATCTCATTTGAATATTGCATATCACTACTATAATTCCCAACACCCATAGCTGCTGCTATATCGCCAACAGAAGCCATTGCTGAATATCCTGCTGCTCCAGCTTGTTCAGCTATTGAAGCAATTGGAGAAGTGATTGCGTTTCCAAATGATTGTAGTAATCCTCCCAAAAAACTAACTTGACCTCCTACATTACTGCCATTACCGACTGATTGAGCATATTTATTATAAAATTTATTCATCGTAAATGATGTCTCATCTGGTGATGCGCCTTTTGCTTGAAGATCCGAATATACATTTTGAAGTTGTTGACTAAAAGCATTACTGATTTTAGTCCCATTAATTGTATAGCCAGCCGGAGATGAAGGGTCAGTTTTAATTGAAAGCGGAGGAGTGGTTGGTGAAGAACTAGCAGTTCCCATTGCAGGAATTCCTAGATTTGGTGTAGTTGTTTGAGGACTGGCTTGCGAAACTTGTGGAGTCGCAACTGAAGCTGTACTACCGTTTGTAGAACTTGTATTTTGAGATGTAGGAAGTAAATTTGAATCCATATTATTGAGTTATACTAAATGCTGGACTAGAAGCGAACGTAGGAAGATTTGAATTTGTAGGATTTGCATTCAAAGATCCCAATGCACTTTGTAATTGACTAAGAACCGGAGAATTTGCCATGAGAGGATTTGCTGAATCTGTAGTAATCGCATTACCGACAGTATTTTTAAGCTGTTGACCTACTAAATTCAAAAGTGCTGAACGAACATCTGACGATTGAGCAGCTTGACCTAGAAATGAAGATAGTTCTGCTGCAGTTGGAGTATGACCATAAATCGCTTGGAATATTGACATACCACCAGTTCCAAGTTGTGCGGTAACTGCTGCGTAATTACTATCAGGATTTTTAAGGAAGCTATTGATAAGATCAGTAAATTGCTGAGATCCACTTCCATAGAGAGTATTTTTAAGATCATTGTAACCACTAATAGCATTTGCGTAGGTTGAATATTGAGTTGTTTTTGCTGTTCCATAATTTCCTTGTGCAATTGCAGTTTGAATTCCCTCATATTGTGCGCGTTGTGCGTTAGTTGCTGCATTTTCAGCACTAATCGCAGTATTAGCTTGAGCAGTTTGAACTCCAGCTTCACCAACTGTTTGAGTTCCTGCTTCAGCACGAATTTGATCAGGTGTAAGACCTGCTGATAAACCAATTTGACCCCATGCAGTTTGTGAAATTTGTTGATCGGACATTCCTTGAACCGCAGAAGGATCGAGATTAAGTGAAGAAAGTGTAGAACGAAATTGACCCAATAGTTTTGTTTGTTGAGTTTGTTGAAACTGAGAATTCTGTAATAATGATGAAGCAGTTCCTTGAAGCAACCCGAAAACATTTTGCTGAAATGCTTGATTTGCAGTATTAATTTGTTGATCAATTGAAAGTACCGCAGAAGCTTGACCATTTTGTAATGCAACTTGTTGTGCTTGATATGAATTATTCAAGAAATTTGCCTGTTGCGTAAACATATTATTCAACTTCGTCATATATCCAGTATTTGTAGATGATGACTGAACTCCAAAAGGATCTGCTGTCGCAATTTGTGCTGCTGCTGCTCCAACTGCATTTTGATGTTGCTGTTGAAGTTGTTGATAGTCATTTGAGTATTGTGCATTGTCTTGAGCAAGATCAGAATTATATTGAAGTTGAATTTGTTGATTTGCCAAATTTGCATTTTGAAGTTGAGTTTGAAGTCCTGCGTTAGCGACTTGAATACCCATTGACTGCAAATTTTGCAAAACTCCTCCCACAAAACTATTGCTTGCATTTCCATACTGCGGAACACTTGATGAGCCATAACTTGAACTAGATGATTGAGTAGAGCTACCACCATTTTGTGAACCCGGATTTTGTGCTGCAAAAATATTATTATATGATTGTGTGCCCGGAGCATACTGACTCGGTGCGCTTCCTCCAACACCTGTGATTGAACTTGTAGCTGCGCTTGTAGCACTTCCTAAATTACTATTTTGCTGAGGCATTGCAGAACTTGAAATTCCAGAAGAAGGAATCTTGTTGAGATTTGCTAAATATGAATTTGCAGTATTTGCAGCAGCTCCATAACTTGTTGAATATCCAATAACGGGCGACCCATATTGTGTCGGTTGAGTAGAAGTAGGTTGTGTTACTGGTGCAGTCGGAGAAATTGGTGTAGGTGAGACAGTTGAGATTCCCGGAACAGCTGTGAGATTTAATGAAGTGTTAGCCATATTATGTCTTAATTATGTATAGAATTGAAGCAAATGGTTGCATAATATTCATTGCTGCATTTCCACCTGTTGAGCCTGAATTAAATGAATTTGTTGCAGTAGCAGAGTTATAAACAGCAGATACACTTCCAGCTCCAGCAGAACTTGCAGTACCGATAGAGTTAGTGTGGGCAAGTAATTCAGTTGAATTCATCGCATGGTTTTCTTCACCTCCAAAATCTCCAATTGTTCTTGTGGTTAATGTTAGGGTGAATGTTCCTGCCTCTGTTCCTGCGAGAGTGATTATATTCGTACCATTTTGAGCGTGAGCTAGTGTGTCAGTAACCGAAAAAGTTAAGTTTCCTGTTTTAATAACATAATAAGTAGCTGCATTCGTAAGATTACCGGCAGTTGTAGCCGCGAAAACAATAGCTTCACCAGTTTGAAATTCGTTATTGTGCGCATTAGTTAATCCTGTAACCGTAAATACATTTCCTGAAATACTTGCAATGGTTGCGACTCGAGTTCCAGTTCCAGCACCAATTGCAACTCGTCCTCGTAAATCAGGAACATTGAATGTTGTTGAGCCATCACCTGCACCCCATGTTGTACTAATTGCAGTAAAAAGTGGCGCGTATGTTGCTCGAGAGACTGCTGAACCATCACAATTCAAATATCCAGTTGGAGCAGAAGTGCCTCCATACGCATGAATTGAACCTGATGGGGGATAGACTGCAAATGGTGTAAGTTCGTACCAACGACGAATATATCCATTTGTCGAATCGTCATTTTCTTTTATTGAAGTTTCACCAACTCGGTTATATACTTCACATAAAACAATATCTCCATCAGTCGGACTTGGTGTTGAAGGGGTTGAGCCTTCAGAGCCAGTTCGTAATGCGAGGGCTGAAGAATTAACATTGTAAACCACAAGATCAACTCGCGGATTAGAAATAGGTGCTGTTATAGTTGATGATGAACCACCTGCATAGACAACTAGTCCTGCTGGGCCGACAGTTGCAAAAGGATTAACAAGCACAGTCATAACTGGTGGAGTTTGTTCAGAAACAATAGCACTTCGAGCGCGAGGTTTTGTTCCCATATTCAATGTGACTTTTGTTGAACCGAAAACTGTGTTTGATGCAGTACCAAGTGAGCCAGTAACTAAACTTTGAACATACGCAATAAGATCTGAAATATTTTGAGCACCCCATGAAATAACTACGGGAGAATTTGTACCGTGATATACTTTATTTGCTGCGACAGTTGTTGCGGTGATTGAAGATAGTCCTCGAGTACATCCAGTAAATGCAGAATTAATAGTATCAATTCCTGTGAATGAAATAATTTCTGGTTGACTTCCGGTAACTGATTCTGGATCAATCACAATAATACCTCGCGTAAATGGCGAGAAGTTTGCAAAATTTATTTGCTCACCTGTTAGAGTGTCAAGACTATTAACATAGACAGTAGTTTCACTACCATTTAATTGAAGTTCTGTTGTTAAAAATGTTTCGTATAATGATGGAGGCATGATATTAATAAGTTACGCTAGCAAAACTTGAAGTTATATTAAAATCATTTGCTTGACCGATATTTGTAACGCTTTGCTGAATATACGGTGAACCACTAGATGAAGTTGGAATGTGAGTTGTTACATTTGCAGGGCCGATCCAACCACCAAAATTTTGGTTATAGTAAAACGCCACATTGGTTGATCCTATAATAACTGCTCGAAGAAAAATAATGTCATTTTGAGCAACAGTCGTGAGAGCTGAAGTCGCTGCTTCAGTTGTTCCATCTGCAACAGTGCCATAAAGACTCACTGAAGTTCCATTTCCAATCATTTTGTAACCGATATGATTGCCTGTGAATGTGTGCCCTGCTGAACCGCCGACGACAGTAATATTTGAAATACCACCATACCATTGACCTTTTGTTGTTCCTGCACAATTGAGAGAAATAATAGTTGCAAATTTTAAAGCACCTCCCCAAACATTGTAATTATTATTATCTAAACCGAATGCTAGAAGGTTTCGAGTATAACTTGTTGCTGTTGCACTTGTTGAAAGAGTAATGCCGAGATCACTTACTGTTTGACTACCATTAAGCGATGTTACATTGAATCGTCCGATTGCTGGATAATCAGTTGAAATAACTATTGTAGGTTCATTTAAAAGCGGACTACTACCGATAGCTCCCGTTAAAGTTTTATTTGTAAAAGTTTCAGCATTTGCAAGTGTCGCTAAGGTTCCTGTTGAAGACGGATAAGTGATTGTCACACCACCACCGCCAGTAATCGTCACATTACCACCAGTAATCGTGACGGTACGTTCAGTCGTTCCACCCCCGAGAGTGAATCCATCGGCATTATTTGTAAAATCTTGATCTGCTGGATTATTTTTTGCCATATATTAAAATGTTATTGATCTTAAATTTGTAACTGACTGAATATTTGTAGTATTTGAAAAACTGTATGAAGGATTACTTGGTTCAGTTCCGGTAAACCATTTATTTCCACCGATATACCAAACATGAGTATTCTGAATACCTTGAGCCTCAATCAAAGCTCGTTTTGAATTCATTCCTGATGTATCCATGTAGTCGTAATAAATTCCTCCGTATGTCCAATTCAATTCATAATCTGCATTTCGAGTCGCGGTTCCAACTTGAGAATATGTTTGAAATGTATTGTAGTTAGTTTCAAAAATTGTATAGCTTCCCGGAGGGCCTTTATAGCCGTATGCTGGCATACCAGCAATAGCTTTAGTTGCTCCGGCAACATTCAAAAGAAATTGACACATAGCAACTGTCATTGCATTTGGTGAAAGAGAAGTTCCAGCAGTTCCATTGTACTGAAAATCATATATTTGCATTTCAACATAATCACAATATGAAACTACATCTGCGTAATTAAAAATATAAAAAGACTGAGAAAAATAATCTGAATGATAGCTCGTGGTAATTTGAGGGCCGTCAATCATTAATTGAAACCCATTATTATGAAGTGCAGTTGAAAGTGCTGCGACAAAACTTAAAAAATTAGAATATTGAGTAGGACTACAATAATTAGCATGAGCAGGATTAACCCCAAAATTTTCAAAATCTAAATTAACTCCCGTAAAACCAGTTGTATGACAAAAAGCTACAAGTTGATTTATGACAGAAGTTGAGTTTGTAGGATTTCCACAAATAGCATCCATATCAGTTGCTCGACCACATCCAACAACGACAAATTGTTTAACTGAGTGGGCTTTTATAAAAGCTGCATTTGCAGTTGAGTATCCATTGTAGGGGAAATTTGCTGTGGTGCTTAAAGTTAGAGTTCCTGCTGCGCCAGTGGTAACATTAAAATAATACGGCTTCAACATATAAATAAATCGGCCATCAGAAATCTCCGCAGTCGCATCGTATGTTGCGGTTGTTGAAGGAAATGTCCATGCTCCTACATTTGATGTCCAATTATTCATATTAATTTATATAAAGATTTCCTGAAGCTTCCAAAGTCCATGAGTTGCTACCTGCATAAAATAATTCAGCACAGTTATATTGATTAGTTGTGGTAACTGATGTAGTAGTAGATTTGCTATTAAAATTAATAGTTTGACCTGCTGCTGGAAGAATTTCCCAACTTCCTGAACTATTACCGATAACTTCCACAACATCATTAATTGCAGGTGATGCTGGTAGAGTTAATGTACAAAGACTTGCCCCGTTATTTATTAAGTAAGAATTATTCGATACCATTGTCACTGTTGAAGTAGTGACATTATTTTTTGTAAGTCCTCCACTTGAAAGAAGAGCTTGAAGTGCTGAAAATGTAATACTGTTGTCAGTCGGAGTAGTTCCGGGATTTGTAACCACATATAAAACATCTCCGGGGTTAAGAGTTACGACTGCTGGTAGACTTTGTAATTTACTTGACATGATTTAATTTTGTAATAAAAGATCAGATGAATCTTGAAGTAATAAAGGTGTTAGATCCTGTAATGCAACGTATGGTGAAACAGAAGGAGGAGTTGGGATGCCACCTTGATTAAGTGGTGCTGGTGGGTCAACGCGAAGTAATGCAGGAATAATTGGTTCGAGTTGTGGATTCATGCCATATCCTGTAATAAACCAGACCGATACGGGATCTTTTGAATAGAATTTAACCTGCAATGCGTATACTCCATAACTATTCGGCACTGAGAGATAACATCGAAAGAAACCGAATGCCTGAATTTGAGATGGTGCTAGTGAATCAAGAATCCCTTGGTTAAATGGCAAGCTTCCTAATGCGCTCAATGCAACATTCGTAAATTGAAAGTTCGGAGTTGCAACATTTAATGTGTAAGTTTGAGAAAAAAGTCGTCCTTTTTCGTTATAAATCACTTCAGCATACAGTGTTGTGCTTTGTGACATATATCCTTCGACATAAATTGCATCGAGTGTCTTTGGTAGCGATGGTTCACCAAAGTTATTCATCTTTGTAAAGAAATAAGAATTATACGGATTACCATTGTCCGAATAACCTGTCAATCCCATATATATTTTACCATCAATATTTGACAAGAAGTAAAATTCATCGTTCCATGTGAAAACATCTATAGGGTTCCAGTTGTCCCATTTTGTCCATGCGGTACGAATTGTGTCATATACCACCATGATATTTGGTGTTGAGCCTGTCGAAGCAATCCAGATTAATTTATTTTGGTGAAAGACTCCTCGGGTAAAATTGTAATTTACACTTTGCTGTAAATAGTTATTTATATTGTATGAAAGTACATTAATTCCGGTGCTTGAAGTGACACCTGTTGCAAGGGGAGAAAGTTGCATGAAGCCATTCGTTGAAGTCGGATAGTAGATTGCATTCATCGCTTTAATTGATGACTGTGTTGAAAGTGGCCCCATACCTTCTCCAGAAATCACCGGATCAATTTGTGCTATTTGAGATGAAAGATCGGCATTTAGAATAAAATCAAAACGATATTGAATGTCTTGTTTTCCTACAATAAGAAATTCTCCGAAATCTTTAACATCGGTAATTCCTCCATTGCCATCAATAAACGCTTCGCTTCCTCCAGATGCGATATCTGACGGATCACTAACATAATCTTCGGGATCACTGATTCGACTGTAATACATTGTTTGTTCTGCACCCGGAGAAGCATTTGCAATAATCATACGGCTTTGCCATCGAGTCATAACTTTGCCTTTACTTACCGTTGGTCGATCAGTAATTGTTGGAGTGACTGTTGCTCCTGTTCCAATTACATTTCCAGCTTGACCAGTCAAACTTAAAATATTGTCATTAACTGTATAGTATGTTAATTGTGTTGCGGTTGTTCCATCGTACGCAACAATCGGTGTTGCTTGATAAAATGTTTGTGTACCGCTTCCTGAACCTGAAAGCACGATTGATTCTCCGACAGTTGCATTGTGTAAATTTGTAGCAACTTCTAAAACTGTTCCGGTGTTTAAATCATTCGGTATCGGATAGTAGATCGTGTTATTTGTAAGACCTGTAATAGGACTGCCTGTTGTGGTGTAGTAAATAGGTTGACCAGAAGGAAAATACGCACTACTATTCAGTGTGATTGCATTTCCTGACACACTCGCTACGGTCGCTGAAGCACTCGGAAATCGTGAGCCATCTGCTACGGTTAAGGTGGTATCTGTCGCATTAACATTTACCGAAATATTTGACATGACCACATCCCATCGCGCAACATCGTCTACTCCATTACAGAAATATATTT